GCGGTAGATGTACCAGTCCTCCGACGCCGCCCCTTCCGGTTCAATGGACAGCTCACCGGACCATGTAGCGCCCGTGTCCAGCGCCAAGTTGTCGATTGTGTAGCTTGTCGCCGCGTATCGCGGCGCTTGGAAACTGTAGCTCATGTTACGTCCCTCGGTGTTATTGTACGGGATAAGTTTACGTTTTAGCCGCCGCGTCGTCAATCGGTTTGACTGTATCCAGCGGCCCAAAATCGCGCGGCGTCGGATTGCGCTCCCATGTGCCGCGTTCGGCTAGGTCGAGCTGGCGCCATGTCCGGCGCAAGGGACCGTGCTCATAACGGGGCTTGCGGCGACAATCCTCTTCATACGCGGCTTGGCCGGGCGTTCTGCTATCGTGCCTCATTTGGTTACGTCCTCTCTGTTAGGCCGCGCGTTGTGCGACGGCGCCCGCTTTGCGCTTGCTGGCGCCATGGGCGGGAAAGCCGACGATCGTCTTGCGTGTCGCGATCGCGCACAAGCCGCACGTGGCGCAAGTCACGTCGTCGCGATAGGTGGCCGGGCATATCACCACGCGGCGGCCGGCGGGCGTGTGTAGCGTACGCGTACGATCGCGATAATCTGCCAGCGTCTCGGTCCATTCGCCTTTCTTGTTGCCGCGCTCGAGCGCGACGGGCAAGACGGCGACAACGGGGCCGCATTGCGTATCGGCAAGCGCGTCGGCATGGCCTAGCGTGTTGCCAGATAGGTTTATGGTAAAGCCCTTGGCGTTAGCGGCCGCAACCGCGTCGCGGTTCGCCAGAATGTTAGTCACGTTGTAATGCGTATACGTAAAGCCGCGTTTGCGACGCTTGGCGTTGGCGCGTACCAAACGCGCCAGCGCGTCGGTATCGATCGTCACGCGGTTGCGGCTTGGCAAGTCGCCTGCTTGATCGTGGCGCCATAACGTGGCGGCCGGTAATGCCGCGACTTGATCGCAGAACACGTCCCACGTGACGCCAGCGGCGCCGCTGCTAACCTGAGCCCAATAGATCGCGAGTGGGCCGCCGTCGGCATAGCAACCGCCACCGTCTTGAACATCTTTTGCGAACGGGCACGCGATCGGGCACGTATCGCGGCTTGTGGTGGAAACCGGAATGGGGCCGGTTTTGCTATTGCGCGATCGTAAGGTAAGCGCGGCCCGGTAGGTGTGTTGCGTCATGTCGTAACGTCCCGTGTTGCGTCGCCAATTGATATGGCGTACAAAAATACCTTACACCAATGGGCACTATAGGCAAGCGGAAAATGAGTGTTGGAGCGAAGAAACGTAGTTTTTAGGGCATGGGCAGTATGGGTGCCCAAGGGCGGGTGCGATTGCCCATACACAAGCCGCTGATTTTATGAGGTTTAGAGGGCTTATGGGTTATATTGTCATAGTATTTAGATATAAGAAAAAATCTATATATCGTATATTTGGCTGCGGGCGTAATCTGGCGCGTGCGTGTGAAAAACTACGATTCCAGCCGCTCTATTGAGTTGCTGTCAAAAATAGCCCATGATTCCAAAAAAGGGCGTTGAATGGCGCAATATCAGATAGTTAGTCATGGGTCATCAATTGCCCATAACTGCCCATAACTGCCCATCAGGGCTTGTAAAAACTACGATTTCATATATATTGAGCCCGTAACGGAGGAAAATCGCATGGCGCCGCGCACTCATTTGGTAACTCAGAATATACGCACGTCATTTGGCTTGATGGACGCCGCAAGCGCCCTGGTCGACAAAAAGCAGATCACACGTGGACAATGGGTGGCCCTGGTCAAACTGCTATTGCCAGCGTTGCCGGCCACGGTCGCATTTGTGCAGCGCACACCAAAAGGGACGCTTTATGTCCACATCCTGGACGGCGCAAAATATTCAATCGATTGCCGCGCCAAACTGCAAAAGATTGATTGACACTATGTGGCGGCCGTGCGATTGTAGGGCTCCAAAACAAGAGTCTAGTCACATGCAGATAGAGATAGTTTATTACGGAGCTGCGGACGCCATGATCGACGAAGTTGGCGCTCTTGATTGCCGCGCTTACTGCAATGGAGGCTTCTACGTTCTGCCAGTAGGCGACGGCCAATGGGACACCGAAGCCTTTTCTACGTTAGCAGAAGCTAAGGCATACGCATTGGCAGAACACGGCGACGCGCCCGTCTTATACGTTTGTTAGGAGTAACTAATATGGAAACGGACAGCGGTATCATCTTGGCGGTAGTCCTTACCTTCCTTACACTGGCGATAGGCTGGCGCGCGTAAGCGCCCGGCCCTAGCCGGGGAGCATTAGGTTTTGTCTGGCAGAGCATGGGGGGGGAGAGGGCCCTGACGTTTCTGTCGTTGCCGACGCAGGGGCCGCACACAATTTTTCATAAAACAATTTCTCACTCATAAAATTTTTTGATACAGTCCCCCAATGACATGGCGCTCACTCCCATACGAACCCCGGCAAGTGCAGGCGACAGAGGCGCGGCTAGACGCCATCTACAACGCCGCGCGCAAGGGCCTAAAAGGCGACACGCTGGCGCTGGCTGCGGGTCTGCTGCCCGCCGAGTACAGGCGTCTGTGCCAGTTTGATCCTCTGGCCGAACTGGCCGAACTGAAGGGCCGCGCAGACGGCGAGATGCTGGCGTCCGACCAACTGCATCAGGCGGCGGCGTCGGGCGACGCCAAGGCGGCGTTGGACATCCTCAAGCACGTCCACGGCTGGGTCGCGCGCCAGGCCATCGACGTCAGCGTCGAGCAGACCATCTCCATCAAGCACGCACTGGAACTGGCGCAACAAAGAGTAGATGATTTTACGGTAATTGATGGTACATTATCGGAGACTGTGGACGCTGTAACGTCCAGCAGTCTCCTGACCAAGCAGCTTAAGGAACAAGCCGATGGCTCCGACGATGATTACCGCAGATGAAGTCCGTCGTCTACTCGACTACAACCCGGAAACGGGCGTTTTCTATTGGAAAGAGCGACGAGGCGGCAGGGCTTCGGCGGGCTCTATAGCGGGCGCTTTACAGAAGAACGGTTATATTCACATACTAATTTATAGACGAGGGTATAGCGCCCATCGGCTTGCGTGGCTGCACGCGCACGGAGAATGGCCCCCCGAACAAATAGACCATATAAATCGCATTCGGCATGACAATCGACTTGCCAACTTGCGCCTTGCGACCCGTTCTGAAAACGCCCAAAATACGTCGCTCAGAAAAAACAACCTATCTGGCGTTCGGGGCGTGTCATGGTATAAAAAAAACAATCGGTGGATCGTGCGAGTGTACGCTAACAAAGAAATATACTGGAGCAAATATTTTACGTGTTTTGCCCAAGCCGTAAAAGCTAGGCGCGCGGTAGAAGCCAAAGCCCATCCTTTTAGGACACCGTAGATGCAAACGCAAAAATACACCGCCGACGATGAAATGATCCTCATGTCGCGGTTGTGGTCGCCCGCTATTGCGGACGACCCGTTAAAATTTGTGCTGCTGGTGTTCCCGTGGGGGCAAAAAGGCACCCCGCTAGAACACTTTAACGGCCCCCGCCGTTGGCAGAGAGCCATTCTGCAAAGACTGGCGGACCATATCGCCGCCAACAAGCCCCTTAAAGACTTTAAGATGTTTCGCTACGCCGTTTCCAGCGGACGCGGCATTGGCAAAAGCGCGCTCGTTAGCTGGATAACGATTTGGTTTCTCACCACGCGCATCGGCGGGTCCGTGGTCATATCAGCCAACACCGAAAATCAGTTAAGCACCCGCACTTGGCCTGAAATCTCAAAATGGCTAGGTATGTCTCTGATGGCGCACTGGTTTGAGCCATCTGCGACACGCATAGTACCCGCGAAATGGCTGGCCGAAGCCGTAAAACGCGATCTGAATAGAGACACGCGTATATGGGCCGCCCACGCCCAGCTATGGAGCGAAGAAAACCCGGACGCTTACGCAGGTCTGCACAACGTAGACGGCGTTTTGCTGATTTTTGACGAAGCGAGCGGTATTGCAGACGCCATATGGGGCGTTTCTAGCGGGTTCTTTACAGAAAACGGCCCAAACCGGTTCTGGCTGGCGTTCTCCAACCCGCGCCGCAACAGCGGCTACTTCTACGAGTGCTTCCACTCCAAACGAGAATTCTGGGATACGCAGATCGTGGACGCGCGCACGGTCGAGGGGACCGACAAACAAACGTATCAGCAGATCATCGACGAGTACGGGCCGGAGTCGGCGCAGGCGCACGTTGAGGTGTTCGGTCAGTTCCCGAACGCGTCGGACGACCAGTTTATCGGCGTGGACTTGGTGGCCGACGCGATGGCGCGACCAGCGTACAAGGATGCAAGCGCACCCATCGTGCTGGGCGTGGACCCGGCGCGGTTCGGCAGCGACAGCACGGTCATCGCCGTGCGG